CCAACAGGACCAACGACATTAGAGACAATCGACCGTATGGCTTGCCGTCCGTAGGGGTTATCTCTGCAACCTTGACGTGATCTTTGCCTTAGTTGTTTAAGGCTTCCTTTTATCTCAGCGTCAGCCGATGAATTGCCCGCAATCCAATTTGAATTTAATCTCGACGTTTGCGCCCCTGCATACATACGCCGCCCTTTTTTAGCTAGTGGCTTAACTTCTTGCTCAGGGGTTGACTTTAAAACGTCAGAAAGTGGGAGTCCTAAAAATGCCATTAGAAACGTACGAATAAATTATGAGGGTTGCCCAAACCTTGAGCGATTAATGAAGCTTTCTTTTCTCTTACAACGATTGCTTTTAATTGACTTTCTCTAGCTCTTAGATCATTTAAATCTAATCTCGTAAATGTGCGCCCGCCGATTTGATAGGACTTAGCCTTATCAAGAACCATTGACCGAATCGCGGCGGTTACATTATCGAGATCAATCTGATTTTGTGTGCGCCCGTCGTAACTTCCCGGCGTTCCTTCGTAGGTTAATTGTGCTTTTACTTCTATTTGTCCCTCATATAGCGTTATTTCATCCCCTGTTTTTGTAGCTCTTGCTTGAAACCACCAATCGCCGGCATCCATAGTAGATGTAGAAGCCGATGTAATAACAAACTCCCAGCCGTTACCGTAAGCAGTCCCTACAATTTCCTTTGCTTCTCCGCTGGCATTAGCTCTTAAATAATATTTACAAGCGTAATCGGTGTTGGTTACTGACTCATTTAGCCAATTAACCCCCGCTGGATCTCTCCAACGCACCGTATCACCCGCCCTAAATAAACTTGGAATAGGCATTAGGTTTTACCATTGATTTACAAAATTCGCCTGCTTAGACGAAGCATGTTTAGATAATACTCGGTTTTTGTCACTTGAATTAGATGAATTTAAGAGTTTTTTAGCGTAAATATCGAAGAATTTGCCCTTTGGAGCCGTTTTTGTGAGTAATTGATAAGCAGAATAGCTATACACGCAGCAATCCAACTTTTCTACCGCTTGATTTGGTTTCTTTTCGTATGTACTAACTGGATAGCCTTTCTTATTTGTCTTTTGTGTTCGATACTCTCCAGTCAATTCTTTGAAGTATTCACTAGTTGTCTCGCAATGAAAAAAGATTTTTCCCGACCCTTTAATTTTGCTGTAAATTCTGTCTTTTATATCTTCCGTATTCAATAAATAAACAACACCGCTTTTTTTTCTTACCCTCCCGCTGTAATTAATATCAACCCTTGAGCCTTTACCAATTATTGGCCCTCCTGACCTTGAACTACCTTTAATGGCAATAACACCTTTATTTCTGCGCCTCATGCAATAGTCATAAACTGAACTAGTCGCCAAACCTCCACTATCTACGGCACACCCACTT